AGATGACAATGCTCGTTCTTTTGGTTCTACAACCACGAGTGTTACTGCACTGACAGGTCTTCCTGCACTCAAGGCAAATGCCCCTACATCTGCACTTGCAGTAGTAACAGACGGAACTGGACAAAGTATTGCGGAATGTGTTAGTATTGCAGAACAAAAGAAGAATGCAGACTTTGCGGAGATTACCGCATTTACCGATGTCATTGAAGCGATGAGACCACCTGCCTCTGCTGGTGGTGGACTGTTTGGTAAGATCAAGTCTGCGATGAGTGCTGTGAGTTTTGCGGGTGGACTTGGTGCTACACTGAACCAACTCGCTCCAGTTGCTGCTCTAAACGACACTCTTGCTCAAGTGACTAGCAAAGTCAATGAATTGGAAGCACTTGCGTTAGGTGCTACGGAGAAGTTTGCGGCACTAGGTACTGAGGCAATGGCGATTGGTGACGGAATTCTCCAATCAACGTTAGATCAAGTTACCAATATTACTGGTGTTCAGGATTTAATCGCGAAGGGTAATAAACTAAAAGACCAATTGGATACTCTACCTACCATAAATGATGTTATCGGAACAGATTTGAGTAATGTGGTTGATGTTGTTAACAAAGTTACCGATGAGGTTAATACATTCGAGGCAGACTTCAATCAACGTATTGACAAAGGTTTACTAGGAACTCTACAGAATGTTGCGGAGGGTTTGACTGGTGATGCCGCAAGTTATATCTCAAACCTTGTTTCCGGTGGTATCGTTTCGTCTGATCAAGAAAGACAACAGATTCTTGCACAGTTTTCTAGTGATGATCCGAGACAAAAAAAGGAAGCTGTTAAGACCTTGACTGGTAAGTCCACCAATGTATCAGAACGAATGAAATCCATTATCGGAACGGATGAGAATACCTCTACTACGTTAGAGATGCAAGTTCAGATGATTAAGAAGGCGAGAGAACAGGGTGTGCCTGAACAAGAGATTGCCATTGCTCAACAAGAGATATCTACTATTGACGATAAGATGAGTAAACTAGATACCACAATCGGTGGTTCTGTTGTTGTCGAAGCAAGTCTATTTGAAGAGGCTGTCTCAATCGATCAGTCGAGTAAATGGTCTGGTCGCAACAGTCCAGATGATATCTTTACATATATTTCTTCGGTAGAAGAGTTGGATGCCGAGTTTACTAATGTCCACCGAGAAGTTACCGAAGTTATTGTTCATGCCTCAGAGACTCACACCAATAAAAACATAGGTGCGATAGAGATAAATAACATACATACCGAACTTGGACATGACGGTATTGGATATCATTATGTTATAAGAAGAGACGGTAGATTGCAACGTGGTAGACCAGTCAACACAGAGGGTGAACACGCAATTGTCAATGGACATGACAAACGATCTATTGGATTGGTCATGGTTGGTGGGTTGAACGTTTCTACTGGTGAAGACAATCCTACGAATTATAGGTCTGCCCAGTCATTCACAAGAGAACAGTTTACAACACTAGAGAAGTTCTTTGCTAGTTACTATCGCAGATTTCCGGGCGGTCAGGTGTTTGGACACAACGATGTTGATGAGGCCGAACATGACCCATACTTTGATGTGGTAGATTATGTTGATTCGGTATTCAGGAAAAAGAATAAATTGATTGACCCCAAGACAAACGGCCCAATGAGTCCATCGGAGATTAATAGTGACAACTAAGAGAGACAGTTTTGATTTAAGAGTTGATAAAATCGGTGAAGGTGCTGAGAATTCTCTTGGTGTTGCCCAAGATGGTATGCAAGACCCTACGGGAGAATATCCCAAGAGAGAATATAACTACGGTTCTTCAATCAACAAAGCATCACGTGGCACAAAGATAAACAATCTTTATGTCGGGGGTGGTGACATTGGGGTATCTTTAAATATCGAACCACAACGTCCATCCGAGTATCCGTTCAACCAAGTACAAGAGACTGTCTCCGGTCACGTCATCGAACAGGATGACACGCCAGGCGGTGAACGTGTATTAATCAAACATCGTACTGGTGCGGGTGTTGAAATGAGAGCGGATGGTTCTGTTATCATCTCTGCTGTCAATAATAAGATTGAAGTGACTGGTGGTGATCAGACTGTTATCATTGAAGGTAATGGTAATCTAGTGTATCAAGGTAACCTCAACCTTAAAGTGACTGGTGACTATAATGTAGACGTGGGTGGAAACTATAACGTTAATGTTGCTGGTAGTCTACGTGAGGATATCCTAGAGAACCACAAGACAACCGTCACGGGTAATCGTGAACTGACCACAAAGAAGACCAAGACAACAAGAACCCTCGGAACCTCTACCGATGTCATGTTAGCAGATTATAATTCGTTTGTCAAACTTGATCAGAAAAACTTTGTTGAAGGTAATATGGAGTTTGCGTCAGAAGACAATATCTTTATGTCTGGTAAGGAAGCATTTGTTGTGTCGAGTAAGAACGCAAACATCACTGGTGCAAAATACATTTCCATCATGGGACAGAAGGGTGCAATCGGTGGTAGAATGGTTGACTTCACAGGTAACGTATTCCAAGGTGGAGAAGGCCCTGTCGAGTATAACTCTGGTGCGGTATTCTATGGTACGTTCATGGGTAAAGCATCCGAAGCGTGGAAGGCAAACAACGCAGACAATGCTGACCTTGCACTGAGATCGTATTTCGCCTCAAACGCAAAGCACTCACTGACAGCAGTAACCGCAGGAACCGCTGCGACAGGTGCTGCAACATTTAGTACACCCAAAATATTGTCGGCAGGTATACATCTACCCAAGAAGACAAAAGAGTTTCAGTATCCCAGTTCTGGGCCTGCGGAAGTTCAGATCACTGGTGAGTGGGTTGTTGGTCAAGCGGTCAATGGTGACTATGCAATCAAGACTGTTGTTCTTGACGGTGGTGACGTATTATTGGCAAAGACACTTCTTACTGATGATTACAATGACGTGTTCAACAAGATTCCTACTACCCAAGAGATTCGTTCTGCTTTCCGAAACGCATCGTCTAGAGACTCAATTGGAAGTGTACTTGTTTCGGAAGAAAGACTCAACCCAGAATATAAATCAAAGTCCCCACCGAAAGTCGGTAGGACTGCAAAGAAATCCGCATCATCTAGATTTGGATTTGAACCGATTGGTAATGCAATCGAAAATAGAGGAAAGAGGTTTACACCGTGATAGTATTAGTTGATCCAGTTTATAATCCAGAATCTCAAGGTAGTATTACCGCTGCGACCAAGTTGGGGCCGGGAATTACAATCGCAAGGTTCCTCGGTGCGTATGGTGATAGAACACCATTCAATCATGTGGTAACTAACACTGCACGTAAACAGATTGCACGACACCTATATTTACAATCCGAAGCAATACGAATCATCAACGGTAACACAAAGAACTTCAATGATGTTCGTTTGATTGTTTCGGAAGGTCTCTACAAACTCAGAGAGACTGATGCCAATGATGATATTATGAAGAAGAAGTCTGATGGTAGACTTGTATATTATCAAGTAATAGATCAGGAAGGTAAGATCAATCTAGAGAAGACATTCGATGTTGCGGAATACTGGAAAGACTATATTAAGTTTGGTACATTGTACCTAGACTATGATAATTACAATCCAGACGGTAGTTTGACCGCATCAATTGGATTAGAGTTCCCTACAACACCAGCGACCTTCGACATTAGTTTTGCGGGAGACGTAAAAACTTATTTCAATAACGAACTAATGAGTGCAAACGAATTAGTAGAAATCGAGGAAAGTGACTAAAAAGTCATATAAATAGAACTATGGCAATACGAAGAGCGTTCGCACAAGAAGATAGAGACCTACAAACGGCATCGGTAGCAACGAGTCGTGTTAGGGAGTATTCTGATATTGATTTAACATTTACTGCCAAACCGACTAGTGGAGAAATCTACAAGAAAACGGATGCAGCGGCAGTGAAACAATCAATCAAGACACTAGTACTTACAAACTTACTGGAGAAACCATTTCGTCCCGACTTTGGTGGTCACTTGCAGGGACAGTTGTTTGAATTGGCAGATAGAGGAAAGTCGGCTTCTCTAAAGAGAGGTATCATTCAAAACATCGATGTATACGAACCAAGGGCAAAAGTTCTGGATGTGGTTGTGAATCTACAACCAGATAGAAATAGTTTAGATGTAACAATAAAATTCAAGGTAGTGAATACCGAAGAACGGGTCGAATTCACTACTACACTTGCAAGGTTAAGATAAAATGGCGACAACAATAAAATCCACATCGTTAGACTTTGATGCGATTAAGAATAACCTCAAGGTATTTCTTGCTGATAAGAACGAGTTTGCAGATTACAACTTCGAAGCATCTGGTCTTTCCAATATTTTGGATGTCCTTGCATATAATACACATTATAATGCGTTGACCGCCAATTTTGCTTTGAACGAATCTTTCCTAGGGACGGCACAGTTACGTAGTTCTATAATCTCTCTTGCCGAGGGTATAGGTTACATTCCAGATTCGAAGACATCGTCTCAAGCAATTATTAAACTGTCGTTGAATCTTTCGGGTGTTGCTGGTCGCGAAACCAATATTCAAATTCCGAGTGGAGTTAAGTTTAACGCAACTGTTGATGAGACTGAATACGTATTCCAGACACTAGAGAACATCTCTGCGGAAGACAACGGTGCTGGTCTATATGAGTTCAGTAACGCATCTGGGAATAAGAACATTAAGATACATGAAGGAACCGAGAGGGTTAAGACCTTCATCGTTTCGAGAGCTGAAGACAACGAAGTCTATATCATTCCTGACAAATCAATAGATATTGATACCGCAATTGTTCGTGTATATGAACAACCGTCTTCTTCAGTATTCCTTCCGTATACAAACATTGTTAATGCTAACACCATTAGTGAAAATTCGACACTGTACATCCTCAAAGAATCACCTAACGGTCTCTTTGAATTGTCCTTTGGTAACGGAACAACCTTGGGTAAAGCACCCCCGACTGGTTCAAAGGTTACGGTAACTTATCTTGCCAGTAGTGGTTCGCCATCAAACGCTGCTAAGACTTTCGAGGCACAGTCTGGTGTAAGTGTTGCGGGTCAGACCTACGATATGACAGTAACAACGGTTGCTGATGCGGTTGGTGGTTCTTCGAAAGAAACTATAGAGTCTATTAGACAAACTGCACCATTCCAATATGCAACACAAAATAGAATGGTAACTGCGGTAGATTACTCTGCACTGGTATTAAGAAACTTCTCCACACTGATTAAAGATATTCAATCATTTGGTGGTGAGGATGCACTCGACCCAGAATTTGGTACAGTGTTTCTATCAATCCTATTCAACGCAGACGTTGATGCTGTTACCGAACAAGAAACCAAGGATGCTATTACAGACCTTTCTAAACAGTTAGCTGTTGCATCATTCAAGGTTAAGTTTACCGACCCAATAAAAACTTTTATTGAGACTAAAACTTTCTTCCAGTTCAACCCCAGTTTGACAACACTATCAAGAAACACTATTCAAGATTCTGTGAACAATGTTATCACTGCGTACTTTAGTGCAAACACTGGCAAGTTCAATCAGTCCTATAGACGTTCTAATCTATTGACACTTGTTGATGATGTCAGTCCTGCGATATTGTCCTCTCGTACAGAAACTTTGATGCAGAGAAGATTCACCCCAACGTTGACTAAAATTCAAGATCACACTCTTCGATTCGTTACTACTCTGAAATCTGCTGACGATTTGTTATATACCGTGACATCCTCACAGTTTGGATTTCAGAACAAGACGTGTATCATAAGAAACAAATTAAACACAAACAAACTAGAAGTGTTTAATGGTGAAGACAATGAAGTTCTTGTTGATAACGTAGGTTCGTTTGCGGGTGATACCGTTTCTATTGTTGGTCTACAAATCGACAACCTTATTGGTACAAACACATACATTAAAATCTCAGCAAAACCTGCTAATGAAAGTGCGATAACACCATTTAGACAGGATATAATTGAGTTAGACCCAGCGAACACATTCTCTCGTATTGTTGATGTTGATACTGGGGTCACTAACTAATGTCAAAACGGAATGACACACTAGTTGACATTGGACGCAGAGAACTTGCGTTCGATGGTCACGCAGTACAAAGCATTTTACCAGCTTTCTTTGCTGACGAGTACCCGAAACTTATCACACTTCTAAATTCCTACTATGAATTCGAAGACCGTGATGGGTCTGCCGGAAAACTGGTTCATGAGTTATTCTTTAGTCGCGATATTACACAGACAGACTTAAAGTTACTCAGTTTCATTGAAGACGAACTTCTACTAGGACAATCATACTTCGAAGGGTTCGCTGACAAAAGAGCTGCTGCAAAATATTCCAGTAGTCTATATCGTTCCAAGGGAACCAAATATTCTATAGAACAGTTCTTTAGAACCTTCTTCGGAGTTGACCCTGAAATAATCTACACCAAAGAAAACGTGTTTAAAGTTGGTGACGATCAGTCTACTATCGGTATCGAGAATCAAAGATACCTTACTGATAACAAATTATACCAGACATTTGCACTACTTGTCAAGACCGACATCGCCTTTAATGACTGGAAAGAACCATATAAACTATTCACTCACCCTGCTGGAATGTATGTGGGGTCAGAGGTTCAGATTGTATCGGTAGTAACTGACACGTTGACCGCACCTCTAGTTGTAGTGGAACCACCACCACCTCTTGCTGTTCATTCAACCGCATCTTTTGGAGACTTCGCGATAATGGATATCACTGCTCTTGTTGATGACCTATATACAGATTCAGCAGGTGTTCTAAGTAGAATTAATGCAGAACTCACTTCGATAGAAGATTTCTCTCTCGAACAGATACAGACAATTAACAATCAGTACTCTTCATTACGTGAAGCACAGACTGCAACATCACCTACGTTTGATGATTCAGACGCATCTGAAACTAACGGTATGGACTTGAGTAACAACTTCTCCTTCGAGACGTTAGACCAAGATAGACATCAATGGTGGAGTTCAGACTCAGCTCAATACGTAAAAAGTTTTGGTATACCGATTAATTACTAATTAAACTCTTATAAATAGTATGAACAACAGGACTATAAAATGGCACGACAGACACTAAACAGAGGATCAACGGCAAATGACGGAACGGGTGACACCCTTCGCATTGCAGCTCAGAAGATCAATGAGAACTTTTCGGAACTCTATACCAGTATTGGTGGTGATTCGGCAACAACTAGCGTAACACTTACTGCTATTGGTGCTGTGTTCGAAGGTTCGATTGCCGATGGTCACGAGACAAACTTAATCGCGGTCAATCCGACTGGGGATAGGGATGTTTATATCCCGAATGCTAGTGGCACTATCGTGTTAGATTCTGATACGCAGACCTTGACTAACAAGACTATTCTTGTTCCGATAATGACAACCCCTAAGATTCGTGATGCGAACGCAAGTCATACCTACAATGTTACTGTAGGTGACATCAGTGCGAATCGTAACATCGCTCTTCCTGTATTGGGTGCGGGTGATACCTTTGTATTTGAGAATCACACACAAACTTTAACCAACAAAACACTAACCTCACCAAGTTTGGTAAACATCAAGTTGGGTGGTTTATCCGGTGGTTCGTTACTACTAGACAGTTCTAGTAATGAGTACTTAAAGTTTGTTAAGACTGCAAGTGCGGTTAACTTTGTTACCGTCACAAACTCTGCGACAGGTAATGCAGCTGCAATCGATGTTGACGGTGGTGATACTAATATCAGTCTGAAGATTGGTGCAAAGGGTACTGGTGCAGTACAGATTGTAAACAAACTTGTTCTTGAAAAGGGTTCGGACGTTTCAACAACAACTGCTGTAGATTTATCGGAACCATTAACAGTATTTAACT